GCATTTTGTTCTAAATTAATTTCCTTAGAAATATATTGACATGCAGTTGGATCATTTTGTGCAGAATTTGCTCTATTGTCAGTAGCATAATTATCAATCACTGTGTTAACTCTATTATTAGTTAATATAGTATTAACTCTTTGAGAATCAACAACAGGACTTACACGACTATCAACAGTATTGAGGTATAACCTCATTTGCATTGATTTACTTCCAGGAACAGTTGTTAATTTAGCATCTTCATTAACTTTAGAAGCAATCATACGAGGACTGTTTAAGTAATTAGATTCGTTAATTGCAATCGCTTCAAAACCATTATCAATCCAAGGAATTTCAGATCCACTCATACTCTTAGAAGTTGTACTTCTAAGTTCTGCTGTAAGAGAAGTTCCTTGAGTAGTAAGAGAATGAACTTGAGGAGTGATAATCTCAAAAGGCATATTTTGAGAAGCAAATACCTTATATCCACCAGCAGATTTGTTATTATTAACAAATAATTGAGGATAACCTGTATCATTACTTCTATCATCATTTGCCTCATTTGCGTCAAATTTAGTAGACATATCCAATTTAATATGATATGAATCAAAATCAATTGGATCACTTAAAGTTACATCGGATAAAGCATGAGTCTTATTAACTCTTGCTAAATTAACTCCAGCTACTTCATATTTAAAGACAGGAGTTCCTACGGAATAAGAAATTGCAGGACCACTACCAACTACAGATTGTGATCTAACAATATTACCACCAATTATATTACCAGAAACTTCTGTATATTCAATAATCTCTTCACCTATACGTAAGAAACCAGTATTAGTAGTACCTACACCAACATTCTCAAATGTGGAGAATTCTGATGCATCTTCTACAGATATGGATCCAGTTTCTCCAAGACCATAAGCAACAGCAAGTTTGGTTGGTATAATATCAGTTTCTACACCAGAAATTTCAACTTGGTTATCTGAGAAATACATTCCATGGTTTCTATGATGTACTTTAAGATGTAAACCATCTTGACCAACAACATTTCTAATACCATATGTTGAAGATACCTGAACATCTCCACCATGTTCATAATTTAACTCTCTTACTGTTCCATTACTTTGAACATACATCATAGTATTTGCAGTTCCAGTAACAAAGTTACCCTGAACACTATCAAGAACTAACTCACTTGTATTACCAATAGAAACAATTGATAGTCTTGCTCCCCGTCCAACAGAGTTGAGACCAAGAGTTGTGAATCCAACGATATCACCAACTTGATACCCACTTCCACCAGTTACAACAGTCGCAGCAGCAGCAACTCCACTAGAAATATAGATATCTGCTTGTGCTCCATATCCACTACCAGTAATAGTAACAAGATTAACCCCACTAAAGGTCATTGTTCCGTCAATTGGAGAATATCCAAGACCAGCATTTATAATATTTAAATTAGGTCCAGATGCTGTACCTGCTACTCCTGCTAAATTACCAGTTGCAAGAGTTCCCATTTGGTAAACAGTATTTCCTATTTCTAACGTAGAATCTGCTGTTGTAGTACCCAAACCAACCCTGATTTCCTTAGATACAAATTCTAAAGGATTGGGCATTAATTTAGGAATCTGTTTATTTCCTTTCGTTAATTGTGGATTATAGAATTCTACAGTTCCTTCTTCTACAAAGTCTGCTCTATAAAGAGTAAACTTAAGATCTTCCCACTGACTTGCTTCCCATGTAGAAGCGTTTTGAGACTTAAATAGTGATCCTAGATAAGGCTGGTTAGATATGTAAGTTTGTGTAATTAAATCTTGTTCACCAATACGTGAAATGTATACACTATACTTGGTTGAGTTAGATGCTAAAGCAATAGCATACTCTTGACCACCTTCACAATAAACAGGTGCTTTAAACTCAACAGTAGTAGCAACAGATCCATCACTTGATGTAGTAATATCTTCAGGAGCTAATACTATTTCAGAGAAAGGAAGAATATGTTGTGTTGGGAATCCATTCTTCATAGAACGAATCTGGAATACTAAAGGTATATCCATATCATCCTTAGAACGGAAGAATACATCACACTTGGTTATAAAGACACCAGTGCTATCTTCAATTAAGAATGATTGTGCTAGAGGGTCATACCATCCAACAACCTGATCCTCTCTTCTTTCTCCAATTACATTAGTAGCAACTACCTCGGTTCCAAGAGATCTATTTACATTTCTTTCCTGGAATTCTTGTCTTTGTTCAAGTCTCGCATTCCTTACAGAAATAATATTTTCCTGAACAGTTTCCATTGTTCCAGAAGCAGTATATGCTTCTTCTGCCACTGTATTAGCATCATCCTGATTATTATCAACATCATCTACAAGAGTTAATGTTTTAGTACCAGTTTGGAATCTAGGATGATTTGTATTATTAGGATCTGGAATATAGAAGCTTCCATTAATATCTGCACCTATATCAGTAATAAGTCTTACATTAGTAATAGTTGCTTCTGCCCCTGAATTTTCACCTTTAAGTGTCATATCAGGTTGCACCCAACCATAATATTCACCTTGAGCTTCAGATGACAGTGCAAGCATATCAATATTCAAAATGCTTGCACTAGAAGAATAAGAAGCAGGTATAGATTGTCCATCATAAGGACTTTCTGGGTAAATCTTTTCAGGAGCATTATATGGTCCTTCTTTATGGTTTTGTTGTGCTACTCTTCCATAGAAAACTCTATTTGGTCCAGGTCCTCCACTCCATGCAGTTATTATTGTTCCTGTAACCTTTTCACCAACCTGGAATGTACCAGATTTCATAGTAATTTCTAAAAGTTTGGGAACAACATACTTAGTTACATCTTCTCCATCAAAGAATGCATATAACCTGGTTAAAGGCTTAAATCTCTTACCTGTAACAGTAATATTCCTAGCTCTACACCAAGGAATAAGATCTCTACTTACAACCCTATCTCCTACAGATTCATTATCCCATTGTTCACTAACAATAGTTCTCAATCCAACCCTACTTTCTACACCAGTTTGTATTGTTTCTTGTACAGTATCTTCACTAACTCTAGTAGTAGTCGTCTCTATCCAACGTGCAGGGTTATCTCCATGAGGAACTCCATTAATCCAACCACCTTGACCCCATCTCTCTCCTCTTTCAACAACTGTTGTAGCTTGAGTAGTCCATTGTTCAGTAGTTGTTCCTGTCCAGTTAGTTTCCCATGCATCCCAAATTATTGGTGCAAATCCTGTTTGAGGATCTACTTGCATAGTTTCAACTGCATTATTAAATACTTCATTGAAATTACCTTCCGTTTCAATGATTTTTGCTTCTAATCTAGTTGTATCAATCCAAGTATCAGATGCTGGAGTTAACTCCAGAGTTCCTTGCCAGAAACTAATTAAGAATGGAGTTACACTTTCAGATCTAGTACCAAATGATTGTTTAATGTACTCAATTTCTGAATAATCAAGAGTTACAGTATCATTTGCTCTTCTTACATTAAGTCCTTCTATAGTAGAAAAATTTAAATCGGCAGTTGGATCTACATTAGTTACAGGACCAAACATTAGATCAACAGCATTAGTATAATGCTTTGGTCTTACTTGCTTATTCTTCCTATCAATACTATTATTAATATCTATTTGCTCTTCTTGTGGTTTGATAGTACTAAAGTTATCTACAAAGAAACCAGACTTGAATCTGTTTAATCCTTCACCATCAGAAATAAACATATTTGCAGTATTTGTCTCTAAAAGAGAGAGTGCTGTATAATACTCAAGATTCTTGATTCTATTCTCAAGTTTCTTGATATCCTTCATACGGAATCTCTTATGTTCCATAAAGCGAATACCCGCTTGTTGCATATTAAAGAGATATGGAGGCAAAGTAATAGTAGCAAGTTCTATTGCATCTGTTACTGGGCTTGGTCTTTCTGGTTGTTCAGCAGGTTGTCCATATTTTATTTGGAATTTTCCATCCTTAGTAAGGAAAATTCTATCAATTCTTCCAAGATAATTTGAATAAGTAATATTAATAGCTTCATCTGATGCTAAAATACTTCCAGCAGAATTACCTGCACCATCAAAAGATCTACCATAAAATTCTAATGGAGATCTAGAACTTGTAGAAGAAACTGTATAATCAGAAACTCTTGGACGAATATCAATTATATCAGAATTTCTTACACCATTAACCCTTCCAATTTCTGATCCATAATTAAAGTCTTTATAAGAATTTACAGTAGTAATATCACCATTATCAGTACTGGAATAATATCCCTTCTTAAAATAAATTTTTAATCTCTTCTTAGGAGCATCATTACCTGCTTTTCTTTTTATAGTACCATAATTATATAAAGTGGATTCTTGCCCTGTAGTAAACTTATATTGATTAGATATATTAAAACTTGGCATATCTAATGAAGTAATAGTTCCCCTTACATTAGATTCTTTGAAAACTACTTCTTCATTTGCTTTAAACACCTCATCATTCTTAATAATATAAGCAATTTCAGAAGCAGAATTAGAAATTTTCTCAGCAACAATTGCAACTGTACCCGAATCTTGTCCAACTACTTTTTCACCCAATATTAATTCAGCCGTTGTAGTCGAATTACTGGTAAGAGAAGAAAGTACCATCTTTGGTGCTGATGGATTTCCCGTATCAGCAGATTCAAATATACCATGAATATTAATAACATCGGGGGTATTTAATGAAATTACTTCATCTTGAACTCTTGTACCCCATGGGAAAGTACCATACTCCAATCCATCATTAAATGTAGTAGTACCAATACCAGAACCCTCTGTAGTTGATTTAGTAACAATTAAAGAATCAACTTTTTCAAGTAATTTTTCTTTGGCCTTTGGTTTTAATTGTTTAACAGTAGTAATTAATTGTGCTTCAGTATCATTTGCACCTAAATTATAGATCTGTAGAGTACGAACATCACTAAATTGGAAATCACTAGCATCTAAAGCTTCTATATTTCCATCAGATCTAATTAAAGAATATCTTTCTTCATCAAATGTTAAGAAACTTTCACTGGCACCACAAGAAACACTAGATTCTAACTTATTACTACTAATATTAACAGTAAATACCTTTCTTATTGAAAGAGAAGCATTAGTTAAATCAACATCAGCAATATTAATCTTAGGAAGTACAGTATAAAGAGTAGGATTAGTATTTGGTGCAAGATCTGTTGTTAATACTTTAAGATCATTAAGTGTTGTACTTCCTGTAGTTGGTAAATCACCAGCAACAATTCCACTTTGAGTATGAACACCAACTATAGCAACCGTAGAAGCAAAATCATTATCAGGATCCCTAGTAACACCAGTTATTCTACCGTAAATAGGATCTACAGATTTTGTCGAATCATGGAAACTAACCAAATCTCCTGTTGTTACAAGACCAACAAAATCAGGATTAGCAGCAGTAATTGTACATACACCAGTTGACTGTCCAGATATAGTCGCTAAACCAACATTAATCTCAGTCTTCTGCATAATATCAGCAGAAAAAGTTTTAGCAGATCCAACTGCTCCATCATCAGTTGCAAATATTGATTTAATGTCATTAACAGTGTAAGAAACAACACTTTTCGCAATTCTACCATTCTTAATTCCATTAAAACTAAGTGCTTCATTAGGAATAAAAGTACCAGTAGTCTCATAAACAGTTAAACCTACTCCCGCAGTAACAGAATCTTTAAGGAAAGCAGTAGCACCACTATTCAAACCTTTAATAAAGGTTGGAGTAGAAAGAGTAGTAGCTTGATTTAAAGTAATATTAGATGTAGTTTGAACATCATAAAGAGAAATATTCCATTCATTAAGTTGCCTTACGGATTTGTAAGAGCCAGACTCCAATGACATGTCATAAACTCTAGCAACACCAATTTCATTTCCAGCGGGACTTAAAGAACTAACACCAACTCTTTGATCTCTTAAAGTAACATAGTAAGTATTACCTGTACCGACAGTAGGAGATCCATAGACATTATTTAATTTAAAAGTAGGACCAGTATTATAAATTATTTGCTGATCATCTAGTGTATTAACCGTTCTTGGTTTTGGAGAATCTAAGAAAGTTGGTTGATAAGTTTCTAATTCATATCCACGTACATAAGCTTTACCTGGAGAAACCTTATAAAGCATAAGGTCATCTGATGGAGTATCTCCTCCAGGAGTAAATTGATCTTCTTGAAATACTCCTCTATTTCCAGTATTATTGTTTAACGAATCTAAAGCAACAATATCAAAAGGTCTAATAGTATAATCCCCTGATTCATCATATGTTCTTCTAGCAAGAACATTATTTAAATCTTCATAAAATACACCACCATTAGGACCTACACCAAATCCAGATCTAGTTCCAGCCTTTAAAACACCATTAGTAATGGTTCCTAATTCTACAAAATTGTCATCATCAAAATCATCTAAAGATTTTTTGAAAAGACTACATGAAATTTTTAATCTATCTGCCCCAGGAGCAGCATAATTATTAAATCCTTGAGAATTATCATTTAATGTTTCATCTAAATCAGCATTAATTATTTGTTCTTGTACATTTAATCCTACCCTATAACTAGGATTAGCACTATATTGATCTAATATAAGAGTTTCTGTTTGTACGCTAACAAAATTTCCATGTATAAAGTATACTCCTTCCTGGATTTGAAAAGCACATCCAGTTGCAGCTGCATCATTTGCAAGAGTTGCTGCAAAAGGACTACCAGCAGGAATTGTAGTATTACCAAGAAGTCCTGATGTTATTATTTGATTGCAAGATAATTCTTCACTATCATCAAAGGTTTGAGATGAATTATTAGTAGTATTGGATTTTAGATAATTGATATAAAGAGTTAAACTATTTCTTTCAGAATCTTCAGGAAGTAAAATTTTATCTACAACAGCAGTTACACCAGATGTTAATCCTGTAATCTTTGTTCCTATTAATTGATCTACATATGCAGCTACAGGAATTCCTTGATAATTATTATCTAATTGTATGCAATAATATAGTTGAGTATATCCAGTATTTCCAGGTATTACTTTAGCACCTTCTTTAAAGAAGTGTTGACCAAACTTTTCAATTTGGTTCTGTAGTATAGATTGCAGCCCAGTTAATTCTCTTGCCTGTACAGGATATCCAGGCTTAAACAGTACCTTATGATAATCACTATCAGGAGAGTAATCATCAAAATATGGAGATACGTTTAAATTCGTTTGTTGTGGCATGATTACTTAGAACTGCAAAATAACTTTAATATCTTCTTTTTGATTTGTAGACCTAGTTATAGAAGGTCTGTTATCAACATAAACAACATTTCCTGAGTACTTTTGAACTTCAGGTGAAGCAACCCCACTGGTAAACTCCTGTCCAAGATAATATGTTCTATTATTTATTACGGTAGAGACACCCGTAAAGGAGGTATCTATCGCTAAATTAGAACCACTGCTTGGAGTAATAGTTAGGTTTCCAGTACTTGTTGGAGTAGCGGTAAATTCATTTAAATTAAATCCATAAGTAGGATTTGTTTGTGCTGTTCCAACCGTGTTGAATCCAGCCATAGTCCTATCTTGCCAGAATTTTAAAACTCCAGTAACTTGATCATAATTAACAACTCTACCTACAGCAGTTGATCCTGCAGATATTGTTTGTGTAAATTGAGCATCAGCAGTAAATGTAGCGGAACTATAACCAGTACCAGCCAATCTTAAAGCATTAACAGCACTTGCTTTATCAACAGATAAAAGTGATCCACTAGTTGCTTTAGGATTTTCAATAACACCCACTCTAGCAATTTGATTTCCAGTTATAAAGTCTGGATTTTCAACATCATTTTCAATTCTTGAATATAGAAGAACATTATATGCACCAAGTTCCCTGTAAATATCTGATCCATGACCACCAGGAGGAGGTATAATAACATCAAACAATGGTCGAGTGGTTCCTGTAGGAACACCACCTGATTCCAAATCAACGTTACCATAAGTATAATTTTGTCCTGCAGTAGAAACAGTTACTTCAGAAACTTTCTGGTCATTATTAATAACAATAGTACATTCTGCACCAGTTCCGTCACCTTTAATAGGAACCTTAGTATAAGTACTGTTAGCAGTTCCTAACCCCACACCACGATTAGTAACAGTTACAATTTTAATTGCACCATCTACAGCATTATCTCGTACTGCAGAAACATCTGAATTTGTTGGCCAATCAGTAGGAACAGGAATAAAATCAGTAGACTCAAATTTTACAATATCACTTGGTTTAATAGTATAAAGATACTTCCAAACATAACCATCACCACTAGTACCTGCTTTTTTAGGTTCTAAATCAGTAAAAGTTGGTTCATCTAATGATGGTTTTCCATTTGGGTTATCTGGATCTATTCCATTTTTAAGGCAAATATAAACTCTATAATCACTGTTTATAACATAGTAAGTAGCAGCATATAAATTAGTCGCACCAGAAACCTTTGCAGTATTACTTCTACTATAATCACTACGATACATATCGTAAGTAGTACCAGATGTCCACAATCTCCTAGAAACAACTTGTCTAGCATCTGAAGAATTAATCTTCTTCAAAGCAATCATTGTATCCCAATAATCATCTTCTTCATCAAAATTATCCTTTGGTGAAGGAGGATCAGTATCCCAATCAGTTTGGATATCAGCAGGGTTGGGAAGACCAATAAAAGAATAATATGCATTAGCAGTGGAAGTTACCCCTGCAAGAAAATTCTTTGCATTTAATATTCTTATTTGATCTGTTATAATTGCAGCCATTGTGACAATTTTTAGTTATTTATTAAGTTTGTTAGACAGCAATAACCCTAAGTCTGGGATATTGCTCTCCATTGCCCACCAGAATAAAGTTCGAGTCTTTGAGACTCTGAATTATAAATCAAAGCACCATCCCTCATTGTGGTGCAGTTGCCTCTTTCAGCATTAGTTAAGGCAGGAGGATAGAAGAAATTATTACTACCCAATATGGTAACATCATATCCCTTTGTTACATCACCTAGATGAATAGTACTACCAGCACCAGCAGTCGCTGAAAGATATGTAGAAACTCCACTACTACTTCTTAACTCAAGATCATCAGATATTATTTCAAGTTGACCTGTGGCATTAGCGAACTTAGTATCAGTCCCATTATGATAAATTTTAGCATCCCCAGTAGATAAGTTACCAAATTTAAGTTCAACATCATCACTAAATGTTGCACCTTGACTAAATGTTGCAATTCCAGTTTTAAAATCCACATCTCCATATATTTCAACATATCCTCCTGCAGATGAACCAGCCCTAGCAGCACCCTTTATATAAGTTTGAACTCCAGTACCACTTCTTATCTCAAGATCATCAGATATTATTTCAAGTTGACCTGTGTTATTACTAAACTTGGTATCGGTTCCATTATGATAAATTTTAGCATCCCCACCAGATAAGTTACCAAATTTAAGTTCAACATTATCTGCAAGAGTTACAGCAGTAGTACTAATACCAACAGAACCATTTGAACCAACATTTATTGAACCATTAACATCTAAAGCACTCCTTGGAGATTGAGAGTCTATTCCAATTTTACCAGTTGAATTTATGCGAAGTGCAGCTGTTGCAGAACCATTTGTATGGAAATCTAAAGATTCATCAGTTTGTTGATATACAAGTCTTGCTCTATTACTATCATCTCCATCACCAAAGAAAATATTTGCCGATGAGGAATTACCAGATATAATACTCATACCACGATCACTATCACCTTCAATTATAAAGTCATCTCCTGCTACAGGTGCAGTACTGGTAATAACACCAACTCTTACATTATTAGCAGTTACAACACCAGTAACTGTTGCATCTTGACTTACATATAAACTATCACCAATAAACAAATCAGAACCAGTAGTACTGAGTCCACTAAAGGTAGAGAATCCACT